AAAACTTTCTGTCATAATCTTGTTTGGAGATAGCATTCAAGTCTGCGATATCAATGTTCAATAGATTGGCATCAATACGTTCTGCAATACGTTCTTCTGCCATTTCCATCGTGATATACAATACATTCAGGCCTTGTGATAAGGCAGAACCTGCAACGTGACACATGAACAATGATTTACCAACACCAGTGCCAGCAAGTGCAATATTCAACGTTTTCTTTGGCAGACCACCTTTTGTAATCTTGTTGAATAGGTCTAGATCAAATGGTATCTTTGTTTCATGACGGTGATAAAAGTCATATCGGCTGTCTGAATCTGCAATATAATCGTGACCGACTGAGTTGTCAAACGAAACACCAAGTGCATCGGACAATAACTTTGGGATCATACCTTTGTCATCTTTGTTTTCTTTGTCGTCAAGAATCTTGACAGACTTCATGATGGCATTGTATATTGCTTTGTCTTGACAGAACTTTTCAGTGTGCTTGATTAGCCACTCAACATCTGTTGGTTCGTCTTTGTCTGCATTGATTTCACGAATCAATTCAATAGCATTGCTGACATGTTCTTCAGTATGCTTACGTGATTCTGTAAAATTGATTATGAGTGATTCGTATGTTGGAAGATGTTTGAATTGATGAATATGGTTATTGATTTCTTCAAAAACATTTTTCTCTGTTGCATCTGAGAAGTATTCTGTTTTTATGAATGGTAAAATCTTACGTGCATAATCTTCATTGAATATCAAGTTCTTCAGAATTGTGGTTTCTAATCTCTTCATTGGCACTTTCTTGATTGATTATAATATCTGTCAATATCTCACCGATATAATTATGGAATTCTTCATCACGCATAAGTTCTTCCACAGATATTGTTGGCGTAGATACGATAGTATAACTGAATTGCATTCTACCAATCTCACCTTCTGTGGTAAATCTTACTTTGCCATAATGATAAAGAACTCCAGCAAATCTACCAGTTTTGATTCCGACGGCAGTTGTTTCACCGTCATCGGAATCAATCAAATCATAATCCACACTATGCTGTGGCGTCATCGGTTTCTTCCAGAACGCTATCTTGTCCCATAATGCTGCTATATGTGATTTCATATTTCTTCCTTACAAACTCTTTGAACTTTTCATTTGCAAGAATATCTTTCCAGAACTCTTCATTCTGTGTGTCTGCAAATCGTTTCTTCTCAAGTACCTCACCTGAGTCTTGATCTACTTTGGCATACCAACCGTTAGATGGCTTACAAACGAAATTGCCTTCGATTGCAATATCCAATAGACCAGACCACTTGTTAATGCCACCGTCAAAAGATACGGTAACAGGGATTTTAGATTTTTCACGGACATATCTACTCTTTTCTACATTGATGATAAAGTTGTAGCCTACAATTTCTGTACCATCTTTGTCTTGTTGACGACCAAGAATCCAGATTGTGTCTGCTGAATAATAAGAACCAGTACCACCACCAACGATATCTTTAGGATACAAACCAATCTCTTTGTATGTGTGATTGACAACGACCATAGGAATATCTTTGATTGTCAAATGTGGTGTCACCATACGGAACAAAGACTTCATCTGTTTTGCTCGGCTCATATCAGCAACAGATTTACCTTCAATAGAATCTTCAACTTCTTTCTTTGATGCCAGATTACCAATAGAATCAAGAATGATAATAACTTTATCTGTCTTTTCAATGTTCTGCAACTGATTCATGATATCATGTTTCAACTGCTCAACATCAGTAATTGGTGTATGCAGAACTCGTTCTGTATCAATACCAAACGCATCAAAGTATGATTGTGGTGTGCCGAACTCTGAGTCATAAAACAAAACAACGGCATCATCATACTTGTTCATATATGATTTTGCCATTAGCAACGCAAATGCTGTCTTGAAGTGTTTTGAAGGACCAGCAAACATCGTCAGTCCTGGTGTCAGACCACCATCAAGATTACCAGATAGTGCCACATTGATGATTGGCACTTCTGTTTGTATCATATCTTTGTCAGTAAAAAACTTTGATTTGGAAAGCACCGATGTTTCTTTGATTGTGGATGCTTTCTTTAGTTTATCAAGAACGCTCATTCATATCTCCAATATTTGCTATTTTGTCTTTTGGTATAACTTCAACTTTATCATCACTAAAGAATGATTCTAAACTATTTGTGGGTGTTGTGTCAATCTTTTTCTTCTTTACAACCTTCTTCACTGGCTCTACTTCACCTTTTTCTTCTTTGATTCTGCGGTATGTTTGATTGGCTGCAATCAATAACAATACTGCTAATGGATCAAATACCACAATGATGACAAAGATTACCAGACGAACTGCTTTATCAATCAAGTCACGATCTTGTGTGCCATAAACAACTTCTGCAACATACTTTATAGGCCCCAAATCTGACTCAGCCTTGCGTACTTCCAACGATAAAGGCAACTTCTCTTCCGTAAGTAATTGGATTTCTTTTTGAAGCCTCTTAGTTTCAGCAGTGATTCTCTCACGGTCTTTCTGTTGGGCTTTACGGATTTGGTTCGCCTTTTCGGCCCCTTTTTCATCTTTCGACCTGCCCATAACTTGATCGACAGCCTCATCATACTGACTAAGATTCTTGTTGTTCCTATCGATCTGCGATTGAATAACTCTGATCTTTTCCTCATAGATTTCTACCTTTGCAACTTGTGGTGCTACAGTGCTTGAATGTTCAATGTGTGCTTTTGACAGATAACCAAAGATTCCCATTGATGTGATACCCATCAACAGAACAACTGCAATTAGAAAATATAGTTTCAGTGCAGAGAATGTTGTTTTCCAATGATTGTACACCCATGATACAGTTACCAATTTTGCTGCTTCAAGCACAGAACCCATAATGATAATAGGCCAGTAAGAACCTGGAAATATCTGTGCAAGTCCAATAACCGAGTAATATGCAGCAATACCCGATAAAGCAATAGCAGTCAAAAATGGTAGTATAACGTGTATCATCCGAAGAAATCTTCAAGTGTAGACTTTTTCTCTGTGTTCCAACCAATGCAAGTCAAAATGATTTGAATCGGATCAATAAAAGTCTTTTCAAACTGTGTTTCATAATCAATAAAGTGCTGCAACTCAAACTCTTTAGGCAGTCTGGTAGGAAAAGAAATCACCGTATCTTTGAAATGATTCGGTGTCTTTAGATAGGTAAACTTTAGCTTCTCACCTTCTTGAAGCAAAGGATACTTATTAGTTAGATTATACTCTTTTAGATAGTGATTGTAAAGTATTGCACCCTTGACATGAATAGGTGTACCCTTTTTATATATTGTCTTAGAGTCAGCGTAGTCTCTCAATCCATTCAATCCACGTGGAAAAGATATATCTTCAGGCGGTAGTTTCATGAACTCTTGCTTGAAGTCGGCAATAAACTTTTGCACAGTTTCTTCATCGGTATTTACAATCAAGTCAACCAGTTCATACATCTTGTCACGAACAATTCTAGGTGTAGAAGATTTTACCATCTCTAGACCCATAACTTTCAAGTGCGGTTCAGCATACTGAACACCTTCGTTGTTGTATACATTCAAAATGTAACGTTTCTTGGCTGTCCAGATACCTTTGTTGGACAGGCCTTCACGTTTCATCTGCATCTTTTGGTCGTATGCGTGAACATATTCAGCAAGTTCCTGATAACTCGTATCAATATATGGTTGTATTTTCTCCTCACAGATTTTGTCCATGAAGGTGATAACTTTCTCAGTTGCTGGCTTTTTCTCATACACAGAATCAACCAATGGACCAAGATTAAGATAGATAGAATCTGTATCCGAAGCAATAACATAATCTTTTTCAGTTTTCAGTATTTTATTCAAGTATTCGTTGAGTTTGTTTTCAATCCAACGAATGGATAATTGACCAGCTTGTGTAATAGCAAGTGCTTGGCGCAAGTCATAAAACCTGAAATACTGTGAACCCATTGCACCGTAGGCTGAGTTTAGAGAAACTTTCTTGGCTAGTTGCAGATTGTTGTATCGTGCAATCAGTTTTGCCAATTCTTTCTTTTTAGATGGATCTTTTTCGTTCTCATACTCTTGTTCATGCTTCAACATCAACTTCTTGAACTTCTTACGACCTTCATACATATCAACCATCATGTGTGGTAGAAAGCCTTGTTTGTCTGTACGAAAGAACTGACCATTTGGTGTAATAGTTACATTCTTCAGTGTACTTGTGTCTAATTGTTTATTCAAAAGATTTTCAACATTTGCGTTGGCTGCAAGATTACGCATCTCATCAGTATATTCACTTGTTTCAACAAGTGTTTCTGGTGAAATGTTGTATTGCATAATCAAGTGCGGATACAAACTATTCAAGTCAAACGATGCAACCCAGTCATGCATACCAATCTGTGGATCTTTTACATACGCACCTTCAAATGCTTCACTCTTTTTTGCAACACGGCGTGGTGGCACAACAATCTGTTTGTCCAGTAGATAGTTGTAAATCAGTGCGTCCCACATTCTCGTCTGTGCAAACACATCATCATAGTTTGTTTTGGTGTCATAAGCCAGAGTTAGTGCAAGTTCAATCAGTTTCAACTTATCTTCAAGTCTCAGCACCAATCTTACATCTTTGATGTTATAGTCAATGAACTTCTGATAATCTTCTCTGTATAGTTGATGGAGACTGTCATACTCATCAAAAGACAATTTACTTTCACCAAGTTCTACATTTGCAACCGTGTCAAGTCTATAGTTCTCAATGTTTTTGCCACCCGGTGCATACCACTGATACAGTTCAAGATAGTCTAGTGCTGATACACCAACGATATCATAAACTGTTTGTTCTTTACCTTTGAATACAGTATTACGCTGTGAGATGATTTCCCACGGTGACATTTTCTTTACGTCACTTTCCCCAAGTATACGTGTGAAACGATTGATAAGATAAGGAATATCAAAGAACTTGATATTCCAACCAGTAAGAACATCAGGAGGATCGCTTGTCCAATCAGTAAGAAAGCGTTCACACAAGTCAATTTCATCTTTGCAAGTAACATAATCTACATTCTCATCATTATTACGATATGAACCACAACCATAAACTTTTGTTTTGCCGCCTAGTTTATGAATACCAATAGCAGTGATTGGCTCAGTGGCTTTGTATGGATTTGGAAAGCCATTCTCTGAACCAACCTCAATGTCTATGAAAGCAATATGTAACTGAGAAATGTCCCAATCAATAACGCCTCTAAAAGTGTCAGCAATGAATGCGTATTCATAGCGTGTATTACCATAGATTTTAAAGTTTGCAACTTCTTCATAGCGTTTGACAAAATCACGTGCCTCCCTAATTGTATCAAATGTCATAGGTTCCAGTGGTTCATTGAATAATGAACGCCACTGTGATTGTTTGTTGGACTGTAGGAATAAAGTTGGAGAGTATTTGACCTTGGTCTTAACCCTCCTACCGTTTGTTACGCCACGAAACAATATATGATTACTGTGAACACATACGTTTGTGTAGTATTTTGACATTACAATTTTAGTCCTGGTGGTGCTAGTTCAATACGACTGAACATTTTACGATAATTTTCCAATAAATCATCAACAGGTGTATTGATGCATAGAATATCTTCATTCTTGAGTGTAATGCCTTTGTCAAACTCTTCTACGAATGCAAGATATGGTGCAAAGCCTACACCACCAGGATCAGAAGCAGATCGTGGTGGTACAGAAATTACTTGTACTGGATTTTTAACTAATACAACAGTATCACCTTCAAGTGATACGTCTGCAATGATAGTTTGGTGTGTTTTGAATGTAATACATTTTATGTTCATACTGCTACCTTTGTTGTTGGTTCATAAACGTCAAGTGTGACCCACTTTTTAGGAAACAACATTTCACGACCACGAAAGTCGGCAATGTCATAAGTAGGATCGTCAACAAGACCGATCAATTCTACTTTATTATCAAAGTCACGCAAAGCAAGATCATACTTATATGCTTTAGGAAGTTTGGAATTTGATTCCGCCAGTTGTTTTGCAATTTTATTAATATTACTCATAATGTACCTTTCATTACTTGTTCTACTTTGATTCCACATTGTTGTAAAAATTGAATTCCTGCTTCTGTTCTATAAGTATTCTGGTAATAGACCTCCTTGATTCCTGCTTGATGTATAATTTTAGCACAATCTAGACAAGGTGCGTGAGTAACAAATAAACTTGCGCCTTCACTAGAATTCGTTGAACGGGAAACCTTTGCGATGGCATTCGATTCGGCATGCATCACCTCTGGTTTAGTAAATGTTCTCAGCCATCCATGAACGGTTTCAGTAAAATTGTTCTCTCTCATCCAAACATCAGATTGATAACATTCTTCTTTAGATACATATTCACGATATTCACAATCATTGTCCCAACCAGATGGCATACCATTATATCCGATGCCGATGATTGTATCATTTTTGACGATTACACATCCTACTTGTAATCTCTGGGCAGTAGAAAGTTCAGCATAAACACTTGCTGCTTTCATATGGGCTTTTATATACTTTTCTTTCATAATAGAAGTAAGCACTCACTTGCGTATAAGAGTTTTGACGAAAAATCGTTCCGGGTTACTCCAGAATCACAAGCGGAACCCGAAATGCGTTTAGGTCATTAGCGTATATAAAGAATGGCAAGAATCTTTCACCTAAGAATCCAGGATAGCGCCATGGTAGTGGCTCCGATGTCGTTGGTGTTCGTGGGTATGCAAGTTTTGCATTTATCCATACATACTCTAATAGTTCAAACAATTCTGAAACATATTTCTTGAATAGCTGCTTACGCATGATATAACATGTTTCAAAACTTGCTTCGTTCTGATGCCACCAACCTATTTTGAATCTATAGTCAGGCATCAATTCAACAATACCATTCAAAAACAAATCAATATACTCTGACGGTTGTGACTGTAAGTATTGGTCTTTGACCGAACAGGGTAAAGGCGTCAGTCTATTTGTTATTATATCGTGATTATCAAGTATTGTCAATGCTTTATCACGCATCTCATCGGATGATAAGTAATCGGCATGTTCTTGTGTTGCTTCCATGCTTATCTTTACCACTTGTGGATGCATACCATCATCTAGTTTCAAATACCGACGATAGGTGGTGCATCCAATGTAGTCTGCTTGACCATACTTCCACAAATAATATTCGGATGCTTGCTGACCCATTGCACGAAGAAACTCATCTTCATGACAACCTGAGTAATAGTGTAAGTAATCGTGGATGCTTTGAGCCTGAGTGGTGTTTACCCAATTACCGTTACCAGGTGGATACCAACCATAGGGATATTTTGCACCAGCATAACCAGCTTTCATCCAACTAGACTTATGATTGAATGGAAAGTCCTTATGAAAGTGACTGACCATCAATATATCATTCATCTGTCGTTTCTACTTTTGGTTTCTTTTTGAATTCAATTCGTGGTGCGATGATTGCTTTGATCATTTCTGATTTGTAATCACGCTTACGATCACCTGCCATTGATGATAGTGATATCTTCAATGCTTTGTTCATTTTGAAGTTTTGATTAGGTTTCATTACCATGTCCAAGAAACATAAGAGTATCGTGTACCCTGTGTCACCATATCTACTCTATGTGGATATAAAAAATTAGATGGGAAGATCATAATCTCACCTGCTTTGAGTGGCACGATACTATCTTCCCAAAATACCAGTTCGCCACCCTTATAGTCATTATTCAAACCACCAAGAATGGTTAATGTAGGAACACCTTTTCGTTGACCATCAAACATTGAGTGAATGTGATCACAGTGAAGTTTCATTTGTGTATCTTCACGATATCTATTAAAACGAACTTCTGTATAACCTTGCCATGATGCATACCATGTGCAACCCCATTCAGTAAGTTCTTCATGATATCTTTTCAGACCTTCCCATATTCTTTTCATGATATAGTCTTTGTGCTTGACATTTGACCATGTGACAGACAATTCATTATTGTATGAGTGATGTGAATCGTTTTGATAGTCATAGAAAGCATGTGTTTGAAACTGGCCTTCAACTTTTTCAAGTTCATCCACAGTTTCTTGACACACTTCTGGTGTGAGCCAGTCAGAATAGACTTTGAGATATGATCGTAAATCTTTATCCATTATATACCTTTCAACAAGTGGGGCTTGCGCCCCACCCTTTATGCAGCCTTTCTTTCTTCTTGTAGAAGTTGAGGCTCAAATGTTTTTAGTTCATTACCAATTTCAATCTTGCGTGGTTTCTTGTGTTCGGGAATAATGTTCTCAAGCCCAACACGTAGAATACCATCTTTGTATTCTGCACCTTTTACTTCAATGGTGTCAGCAATAGTGATTGACTTAGTGAAAGAACGTGTACCAATACCACGATGCAGATATTCGTAGCCTTCTTTCTCTAGTTTTTCACCTTTGATAGTCAATGTATTGTTTTGTACATGAATATCAATCTCATCTTTGCCAAAGCCAGCAACAGCAAGTTCAACCACATATTTGTTCTCATCTAGTTTGATGATGTTATGTGGCGGAAAGTTTGTTGTTGGTTTTGTATCATTGAGAATAGTTTCTACATCACGAATGAAGTTTTCAAAGCCCAAAGTTTGATTTAAAATCATTGGACCAAAACGACCAGTAATAGTCATAGTTTTCTCCTTTATAAGCAAGTTAAATTACGTGACCCCTAAGGCATCACGACTTACTTGGCAACCATAAACGCTGTACGGTTGACAAGATAAGTTCTCTGTGGATTACTTTGATTGAATACTTTGATGAACTCGTTAGAACCTTCTCTAATCACATCATCGTAATCCCTAGTATACACTTCTTCTTTTGTATACTTATTGATCAGTTTCACTGGATTGTTTTTCACTTTGCTCATGATGTATCACCATTATTCTATTTTACCTTTTTTACCTATGTTATATTTAGCAATCAATTCCCAATCATCCTTTTCTTTGAAAGCAATGATCTTGATTTGATGAATTGGTGCCATATTATGTTCTACTATATCATAGTTTATAATCTTTAGCAAGCCCCATTCCTCTAATAAATTGGCAATAGCGTTGCGTCTTTGTATATCATTCTCGGTAATTGTTGATAATTTACCATCTAAAGCAAACAGTTCTTTGAAATGTACGATATAATACTTACCTTGCTTATGCAATATGTGGCAAGATTGATATAGTACCTTTTCTTTCCGACTTGAAACACCGATACGTGTCAGTGTCTCACGCACTTTTAGGAAGTCATCTTGTTTAGTCAGGGTGACTTCAACGAATTTAGATAAATCAACCATGTCATTTTCCTAATCCACCTGTGAAGGTTTCTTCTTTTATTTTTTGGATTTGTTCTTTGCTTAGTAGTCGCAGAGCATCACGTGCTTTGGAGTCGGACAGGCCATAGACCAATTTTACACATTCCAAATCATCGTTTTTTTCGGCTTTTGCCCACTTCGCAAATGGTCGTTTCATAGACCTGACAGTATTTAGTAAATAGTCAAACTGTAGTTTCTTATCCAGGTAGTGCCTACTATTCATCTCATTGGCATAGGCCAGACAGTCTTTATGTTGAGACAAAGACCTGTTGGTCAGAAAAGGCACATAGTCTTTCTCTGTAATTTCGTCTACGATAAGTTGTTTCTTATTCTGTAGAATGGAGTTTACGTAGTCAAATGGATTACTCATTTGAACTCCACATTGGCCATTATCTCAGTCAGACATGCAACAAGATTGATTTCTTGGTCAGCCACAAATGCTTGCTTGTATTGGTAGTCAGCCAGGATAATAACTGCTTGAGGTATGCTCTGTGGTTTTACAACATCATACAGAACATCATACAGTTTACGAAAGAATGTCGTGGAATCAATGTCTGTCGTTGCTGCCCATTTACGAACGGATGCAAAGTCTTTCTCTTTCAAATGTTTGACAATCTGTGTGATAGATAAGTCACCGATTTGAGAGAGAATACCTACATCAATCTTGCCGAGTTTGGAATAGCGTTGAAGTTCATTGATAGCACGACGAAAATCTGGAAAGTGTTTCTTGATTACTTCAGCAATTACTTTGCTGTCATAATCTACTTTCTCTGTGTCTAGTATGTGTGTAATGCGTTTGAAGAAAGATGCTGCCATCTTTGTCTTTTCACCATTCTTCAAACCAAATTCAATGACCGCACACCGACTGTGAAGTGGGTCAATGATTTTGCTTTTGTAATTACAAGTGAAGATGAACGAACAGTTCATTGCGAACTCTTCAATTGCATTACGCAGGGCAGGCTGAGTTGAGTTTGGATTTAGATAGTCTGCTTCGTCAATGATGATGACCTTACGACCACCAGTGAATGACATTGACGATGCATAGTTTTTGATCTTAGTTCTGAATACATCAATACCTGACTCATCAGAACCATTGATTATCATGTAATCGCAACCCACTTCGTTGCAAAGTGCTTTGGCGATTGTCGTCTTGCCTACGCCCGCTCCACCAGCCAGAAGCAGGTTGGGAATCTGCTTCTGGTTGACGTACTCTTGAAACACTGCTTTCAAACGTTCTGGTAAGATGCAGTCCTCTACCGTTTGAGGGCGATACTTTTCTGTCCACAGAAGATGTTCCATGGTAACCTTTCACATAAATCATAATAAAAATAATATATCAAGCGTTGTTCAATGATGAAATAACATCAAGTAAACTTTCTTTGACACGCCAATCAACGTTGTTCACACCATAGATGACTGTGTATCGTTGCAGTTTAGCATTCTCATCTGGATCAATAATCTCAAATACAGATGCTACAATTTCAGCATTGATGAAGATTGAATCACCATCAAATGCTTGTGATGCGTTTGTGAATGGAACTAACTTTGCCATATTAACCTTTCTGAAATGTTGAACCAGTTTCAGTTGCAATCCAATACTGAAGATTCAATGTTTTGTGTTTGAAGTGTGAAATACCTTTAGATGAAATCTTTACATCATAAGAACCAGAAATCACTTTCAGATTTTCTAGCTTGAAGGTAATTTTGTACTTATCACCATTGCCTTTGGCAACTTCAATAGAGTCCGTGTTGGCTGCATCGTTTGTGGTATCAAATGCAGTCACAAAGATTTTTTCACCATCAGATTCAATTGCAATATTTGGTACAGAAAGAACACTGGCCGCTTTCATGATCCAGTCAAAGTCATCTTGCGTAAGTTCAAACGAAACTTCAGGATCAGGCATTGTGATTGGCTTGTCAGATGCGGCAACAATCATACCAGGTGCACAGAAACGATATTTGATTTTGCTTCGTCCCTGTAGACCAGAAATGACTACACTGTTATCTTGAAAGTCAAGAACAGGATCTTCTTTGTGTAGAGTAAGAACAGACAGGAAGTTGTTCAAATCATACACACCAAACTCAGCAGGAAACTCTTCACCGACAGTTGCTTCTGCCATCACAGTCTTTTGTGCAGATACGGTACGGAGTGTCTTACCTTTCTTGAATAGAATACCTTGATTGATTGAAGCAAAGTTCTTCAGAAGTGTGATTGTAGTATCAGATAATTTCATAATTTATTTCCTCGTCAAGTCATGATTATGTAAAGCCATTATAGCATAGTGAACAACCTTCAGCAAGTCATCCCTGTTGTAACCATTCTTTTTACCATAACGCTGTGCATACTTCATGATATTTCCAATAAAGAATCCTTCACCGTGCCCACAGTCAATAATGAATTCTGAAGTTTGGAATTTGTTTAGTGAATAGTGTTGACCGTATGTCTTGTCAATGTATTGTTTCAAATCTTCAAGAATACGGTCCTCACTATATTTGTAATCGATCAAAGTCTACCAGTGTACTGAGCAACAGCGGGCATGTTGCCAGTAAATGCATAGGTACCAATGTGTTGTGTTTTCATCCACGGACACAGATAAACTTGACCACCAATCTTGCGCCACATCTGACAGAACATGTAATCTTCTGACAGATAACGCTCAGAGCCACCACCCACACATGAGTCAGTGGTATCAATCACCGTATCAAAGTATGCATGAATATAACGTGAGCCATCAAAGTGTGCTTGACCGATGTGATCGGGCTTGTAACGAATGAAAGGATATTCTTCTTTCATTTTATCAAATACACCACGCTTGATCATCATGTGACCTGTACCAATCTCCATAACTTCTAGAGGCTCGGACACTTGAAATTGTTGTGTGCCTTTTACTACGTTGAATACGTATTCGCCAACAAGATTTTCAAGTTCTTTTGGATTCAAATCAGGATGCTTACGTGCTGTCTCTGCAATATTACCCCAATTGATTGACTTCTTAGGATATGGACCACCAATGACATCTTTGTCCAATGCCATCAGTGCAACGATATCATTTGGATCAAAATGAATATCGGAGTCAATGAACATCATGTGTGTGAAGTCTGTGCGGAGAAACTCATCAACAAGATAGTTTCGTGCACGTGTGATTAGTGATTCGTTGAAGAGAAAGGAGAACTTCGTTTCAATACCATAACGTATCATAATGGTTTGTAAGTCAAGGCATGACTTCATGTACAAACCATGGTTCATTCCACCATACATCGGTGTGGCAACGAACAGTTTATTTTTTCTTAGTTGTTCAAGGTTTACTTGTAGTTGCATAATCTATCCATAAAAAAAAGTGAAAACACATATGAATATATATGCTTTCACTTCACCCGTTTTCATGCCTTTTTAGGCAAATGCTTCTCCACCAAGTGCAGCATGTGCAGCAGCAATCATTGCTTTGGTTGGTTTACCTAGTTTGTAGTAGGTAATACGACGACCATCGGCAAGAGTTTTCTTGTTGGTGTAGATACAGTAACCCTCAGAACGCAGTTCTTCAATGCGGGCACCAACATTTACGATACCGAAACGAGCACGTGCCTGTGCAGCAGTCAAGGTATTATAAGGACCATCCTTGGAAAGGAAGTTAAGGATTTTCTGTTTAGCAGACATTCAAATTACTCCATAAAAAAATAGTCGCACCAAGATAAACAATTTGTAGAGGCGACTTTTCTCTACATATTGTTATTATATAAAAAAAGAGAGAGTGTGTCAACACTCTCCCAGGTAAAGATGAAAGATTACCTTAGAAAGGCACCTCTTCAGTCTCATTCACGGCAGGTTTTACTTCTGGTGCAGGTGTAACAGAAGGATCAATACCAGCATCAACCTTAGTGTACAGATCAAAGAAAGTAACTTTGGTATCAGCATCAAAACGATTCAAGCAATACTCAATTGCTTTTTTCTTGTCATTGTAGATACCGAAAGTCTTGACAATGTGTACCAGACGGCGTGTGGAGATAACTTCATCACAGCCACCATCAGCAAACGTGGTACGAATAGCGTTTGCCCATGTCACAAGATTCTTGGCAAAGGTTGCATCGGAACGACCAGCAGCATCAAGTTCTTTGTTGATGATCTTTTCTTCAATACGTGCGGGTGGCCAATCTTGTTCCATCGTGTTAGGGAAACGTTCAAGAAATGCTTCGTTCAAAACATTGGTGAACATATACCGACCATCTTCAGAACCTTTACCTTTGGTATTAGCAGTAGCAAAGATTGTGAAACCAGGCGCAGGTGTAACCAGTTCATTCTTTTTCTTCAGCAAGAATGGTTTGCCCTCAAGAACACGTTGTAGGCAAGAAAGATTTTGTGCACCGTAATCAATCTCATCAAGGCAGAGTACAGCACCCTGACGAGCAGCAACCGTCACAGGACCATCACGCCATTCCATCTGACCATTGATAAGCACATAGTTACCAAGCAAGTCACCTTCATCGGAATCGGGTGTCATTGATACGCAAACGAACTTGCGTTTGGCTTTAGCACAAGCCTGTTCAATAGACATGGTTTTACCATTACCAGATTGACCAGTAATGAATACAGGAAAGAATTGTTTTGATTGTACAATTGACAACACATCTTCAAAGTTGCCAAAAGGTACATAGTTGCCATATTGAGAAGGAATTAGATTCTCAATCTCAAGATCAGTTGTCACATTAGTAATACGATGGCTTTCAGTAGGAGTTGGTTTAGCCATAGGGATTACTTGTGCAGTCATTTGTATTGCTGGTGAGTCACCAGAGACACCAGGAACACGGAACAGACCACGTTTGATACGGTACGATTCATCTTTGGTGAACCATTGTGGCCACTTCAGGCCAGTTTGTTCCACGATATCACGGATATCGTCAGTAGTAACTTGAGTTTTACCAGTTGCCAGAATAGCATCAATAAATGCTTGGCGTTTCTCAGCACGTGTTGCCATAATATAAAATCTCCATCACAATAAGAACTACCATTATAAAATAATCCCACCACTTTGTCAAGTGGCAGGATGTTATCAAACTGCTATCATACCGATGAATCGTGATACCAGCACACGGCTCACTTGACGATTCTTGGTAAACTTACCAAATGCTTTTGTTAGTGTGGCTGTGGTAACTTTGTCTGGTGTTTCAATCTCATCATCATCAACACTCAGATCAGTACCACCAGGTATAATGAAGAATGATTCGTAACCAGGATTTTTAGATTCCAGGAACTTATCTTTCTTCAACATTTTCTGGTACTTACCAATAATTTCACCATACTCATACCGTTGTGTTGGGTCATTACGAACCGCATCAAGGTCTGGAGCAAAGAACCGATGACGGATTGCTGACTTGACATGATTATGTGGTGCAAGATAGAAACCAATAATTTTTGCACCAGTAGTCTTGGTCAACCAGTTACCAATCGCAGTACGAACACCATCATCACCAGGAGGAACTGATACTTGTACTTTGGTTTTCTTGTCTACAAAATATACATTCTCAATTCGTGGTGAAAAGTATGTAAAGTGACCCTCTTCAGTGAAGTATCGGCTGACTTGATCAGCATCACCGTCATGGACCACACACATGTTTACGATGTCCAGATTGTTTACTTGACGAAACTCATTGATCAAAGGCTGAGAAGCAATCAATGCCTCAGTCAATGGTGTGTTAGACAAAGAATCTGATTCTGGACGATAAAAATGTGTGCCATATCGTGAGTACCGATTGCCATATGCATCCATGAGACACAGAATGTTCTTCACTGCTTTAGAAAACTCCGAGTTACTCATCTTAGAATTGATCATCTCACGTAGATATACAGCAGGACAAAGCATCTCATTCAAGTTTTCACTGAAGCAACCAGAACTCCAAGAATCAGGTTCATAACGATTCTCTTCAGGGTAATCAATAGAACGAACAGCATCATTGTTACCAAAACCATAGGCAGCAAACGGAATGTTTACTTTACGGCAGAATGATGCCAGAATAAGAATCTGTTCATAGGATGAAGATAGATTCTCAGCCATTGAACCAGACTTGTCTAGCAACAAAACCAAGCCATGTGATTTACCTTTTGGTACACGCATAACTTTTTTGAAGATAGCATCATCAATTTGATATTTGAAGATACGGCTAACATCAATGTCACCAGTGTCCGATGTTTTTGCTTTAGCAAACTTGTCGGCCGCTTTACGCATCTCAAACTCTTTGGCTAACAATGAAATGAACCGTTCGTTTTTACGACGGAAATCATTATACAGTCCATTAGCCAGTGATTCATATTCAGGCCGTTGATTCTGGAACTCACGTGTTAGGATTTCTTGTACACGTTTTGCTGGCGTGATAATCTTTTTCAGATTGGCTTGCGGTATGTTGACATACACGTAGTTACGTGCTTTCTTGTCAATCAAGGATTCTTCATTACGACGGTAGTTATCGTCCGTTTCACAAGTTGGCTCAAAGTGTTCGCTTGTGCTTTGTGAATCTTTGAAACGATTGATGATATCAGTGAGTTCACCATCTTCACCCTCACCATCTTCAGGATTGCCAGATGATTTTGCGTCGGATTCTTTCTCTTGATCACCATCTTCACCATCAGCCTTGGCTTTAGATTTGTTTTTGCCTTGACCATCAGTTTCGGAATCACCTTCATTTGAGCCAGATTCTACTTCAGCAAGTTCACCATCTTCACTGAAGATAAATGCATCTTGCGGCAATTCAATTTGTGATTGTTCTTCTTTGGAATATTCCCAAATCTCTTCAGTCAATTTGAGAACTTCTTCCCAAGTTTCACATGCTTGCACACGGTCAACAAAGTCCTGTTCTTTCTCATTGAAAGACAATCGCAAAGTGTAACCAGATTTTGTGTATAGATTCAGCCGATCAATGAATGGAAACGAATCCATGTCACGATCTTTGATACCAAAGAAGTCACGTTTCATTAGTTCGCCAAAACCATTGACGAATGATTTACGTAAACCAGGGTAGCGGCGTTTCTGACGTTTCTCAATACGTGCATCTTCAACCACATTCAGGAAGCCTTTGTAGTTGCGACCACGATCATGCACAGCACCGTGCCAACCATCAGCAGGTGTATCAATAGCGTGACCAACTTCATGACCCATCAGTAAGTCATAAAGATCACCAGACATATCCGTCCAGATAGGACAAGTTAGAATACGATTTTTAGGATCAAACGATGCCGTTTGTGTTTTGGCATGTTGAACAGTAAGATTCTCGGTCGCCATTAGTTTGGCAAGGCCGGACTTTTGATTTTGAATGTTGCTCATTTGATATCCCTATCAATTACTGAACATACATTGTATCAGGTACAATAAAGTTTGTCAACTCTGATTCATAGTTATCGGAAAGGCAAGCATCTACCAGTATATCTATACCGTATCTGGCTATTGCTGCTTTGACATCATGCAAAGATGCTAAGTAATCTAATTCTTCTTGCTCGGAAAACTCTTGTAATTCTGACATAATTATCTCCTGATCAATCACTATATGGTAATTATATCAGAAGGTTTTTAGTTTGTCAAGCCTTGAAATTAGTTGTCAATTTCATACCATACTCATTGGTACCAGTCGGTATTGTGATGTCTTTTTTGTAACGAAGTTCATTCTTCTTGAATGATGAATAGTCCACATAGTGGTGCCAGCGTTTGTATCTCCAGACCATTCGTGCTACATCTGGATGCATACGAACCAGCATTTCGGATTTGTTTCTGGTACCTTCAGCATTCACACCATCTACCCAATGATTCTTTTCAACACCTTCTTTGTGGTAAAACTCTTCTGTGTTACCGCCTTTGACAGTTTGTGTTGCTGCTTTACCTTGAAGAAATGCATTGAACTGAATAGTACAATCACCATCTTTCAATACACGCAGACAGATATCAGTATCTTCATTGTACCTACCACGCCAACGATGTTTACAATCATTGGAGATAAGCAATGTGGAATAGATACGAGTGTTCTTTACATATGGTGGATAACTTTGATTTGGTGCAATGAAGAATCTATACTGAAAGCCAGAGATAGGCACATTCTCAAAACGATCCACAAAATCTTCTGCTGCTTTGAAGATACAACCAGACTCTACACGAATACGATAGTTCTGGTGTAAACGATAGAAGTCCGAGATGTTATCATCAAGCACCCAATGTTTCTCTGCACCAATAGAAATAGAATGATCCCATGCAAAGTTTCGTGCACGACCAGGACCATCACCATGATTACTGAATGGTGCAACAATCAATGTAACATAATCACGAATCTTGAAGTTGTCTAGTGCTGCATCATATGCTTTCTCATCTTGTGGCTCAATCACAATATAATGAGGTACTTTCATACGGGACAATGATCTTGATGTGATCATTGTATCTGCACGACCTTTAGAAACGATATAAACTGGATGTGTTGGATTCGTCATTTCTTTTCCATATTGTAGGTTTGTTGTTCCATATTTTACAGTTTACTTTTTGATATTCTTTTGTTTGTAAATGCTGATTGAATATCTTACTAATTTTATCTTGACTTGTTATTGTACCATAAACATCATACTGTGTAAAGTGTCCCATGCCCCATGTGTTGAATGAGTTGGCAATAATCATATGCTTTGGATTTATGGTATTGATGATATCATCCACATGCTCAATCGGATTGTAAATGTGTTCAAAGTATTCTGATGCCCACAGAATGTCAACTGGTTCTTCAATGTCATGAATAGATTCAATTAGATTGAAGCCAAATCTTTCTGCCATTATCTCACAGAGTTTCCATTGTTTGGTATCTTTTAGATTGATAGCATAGACTTTAGCATCAGGAAACACTTGCTTCAATAGACATGTGCTGTAACTTATACCACAACCAATGTCAACGATAACTTTAGCATTTACAAGTTCTGAAAAATGAGATGACTTGATGATGCGTTTGATATAGTCTCTGCTGTATGTTACAAAGCAATTGAATATATCAATGAAGTAATAATCATGGTTATATACTTCGTAGATGTTTCTGGTATCTTGATGTTCTAGATCATCATACCATTTATTAGACAACTCAAGAAATATTTTGTCTGTCTTTCTAATAGACCTACACTCATCAGCATCTATCGTAAACAGACTACCATAGTCTTTGAGAAAGTATTCAAATAAGACATTTGGTTTTTCTTTGAGAAAATCCATTAGTCCTCAATCCATCTTTTCAATGAGTTTTCATCACGCTCAAGTTTTGGATACCAGATAGACTTTGTTTTCATGGTAAGATTTTGATCTACCAGTTTTGCAAACGCTTCATAGTCTTCCTGATTACGGAAGTGTAGATAGATTGTCTTGAATGTTTTCTTTTCATTCTGTTCAAATGCTGGCATGCCAACCCAATGCTTTTTCCATTCAGCATTGTGTATATCTACGCCATCTTCATCGGAATCTTCATCTTCACCAAAGAACCGATTCAAAGTAGGAGGTTGATATTCATCTGTCAACAACTCCATACAGTTTTCATACGATTCAGATTCTTGAACTTTGTTGTTTTCCATTCTTATGATTCCTCACAATTTTCTTTACCAATTTAGTTGCTCTTTGTCTTGCCATCTTGAGTGCAAGAGGTTTTATATAATCAGTATATCTGATTCCATTCAAATGGTCAAGTTCATGTAGGTAACAACGAGCAGATAGTCCATCTAATCTTGCTTGTTTTACCTCACCGAATTCATCAGTAAACTCTACCTCAATCCATTTTGGTCGTTCAACATTTAGGAACAATGCAGGAAACGATAAGCAACCTTCTTTGCCTTTTTCCCATTCATCACTCTCATCAATAACTTTTGGATTGATACAGACTAATTGAAAATCTTCTGTACCAATAACGAACATTCGTTCAGCAACACCACATTGATTAGCAGAAAGACCTAAACCGGAATATAACTTCATGGTAAGTTTCATTCGTTTTGCTAATGTTACCATTGCTGGTGCTGGAAATCCACCTGTATATAGTGGTATTTTTTGCTGAAGCATAAAGTAATCTTCACCAAAAACTTGTAGTGGTTCTACTTGTTCAACTTGCTGTATGCCAGCTGCGGTATCAATTGTTAGTATTTCACTCATTTTATTATCCTTGAAAAATTCTTCACCTTATCAAATCGGATTGTATTCATAAACTTATCTTGCAGTATGTCACCTTTATGGCTGATGACAAACAGATTTACTCCATCAAGTGTGTGTAGTATCTTCATCAAATCTTCTGTGCCACTAGTATCTAGGCTTGAATCAAACACCTCATCCAGTATCAACAGATTGGTATTGGTAGAGTTCTTTAGTTTTGCAATTGCTCTCCATGTCAGCATCAATGCCATATCAATACGCTGCTTCTCACCCTCTGAGAAGTTATGATAACTAAAGTCATCACGGTGACGGGACTTGATTGTTTCTTTGAATGACTCATCAAGATTGAAGTTCACAAAGAAGTCCATACTGGTCAGATACTTGTTCACCAGTTTGTTTATCACAGGCAAATATTGTTTGATGATATTTGTTTTGATACCAGTATCTTTTAGTAATGTTGATGCTACGTCCAAATATGTCTTATCATTTATCAACTGCTTCAGTTCTTCTTGTGCTAGTTCAATTTGTGACTGAAGAGTATCAAGTACATCAATATCTGTGCTTTCTTTCTTTGGATTTCTAATTTGTTTTATTTCTTTTTCTAATCTTACAATGGTATCATTCAGACCTTTGATACCTGTATTTGTGGTTGCTATCTGTACACGAACATTAGATAGATTTTTCTCTTCAGCTTTTTGTGTCCTCAACAGTGCTTCATGTGCAGATAGTTTTGCTTGTAGTTCTGTCAGACCACTAGTGAGTTCTTGTTCTTTTGTAGTAAGTTCTGTGAGTTGCCCCTCTTTAAACTCCAGGGTAATGGCTTGCCTACAGGTTGGGCAATCAGCATTGTGTTCATAGAAACTTCTATCTGTTCCCACTTTGGATATTTTGCCTTCAATCTGGCTCTCAATTTTTCTAAACGCAGCAACCTTCTTTTCATTTTCAGGAATGTGTGAGCATATATCTTGGAGCCTCTCTTTTGATCGTTCCAGATCGTCAATCTCTCCACGTAGGGTGCGAATTGTTTCTCTGTGCAGAAGTATCTCTTCCTCATATTCTTTTACCTTTGCTTCAATATTTTCATTGAGTTTATCTTGGTGTTCTTTCTTGAGTTCATACTTCTGTTCAAGCAAAGAAATATCACTCTTCTTTGCAACTGTTAGGTCTTTATTGTTTGACAGTCTTTCTTTTACCAGACTGTTCATTGTAGAAAAGATTTGAATGTCTAACAAATCTTCAATGATAGCACGACGGTCAGCAGCAGATAACTGCATGAACGGTGTAAATGATGCTGAACCAAGTATAACGATCTGTGTAAAAGACTTGTAGTTTAGTTTGAGAATAAACTTCTCTAGATAGTCTTGATAATCTCTTACAGCCGCATCTTGGTTCAGCAAAACGGCGTCTTGGTATATCTCAAACACATTTGGTTTGATACCACGAACAATTTTATATTCTTTATTACCAATAGAAAACTCAATCTCTACAACACAATCTCTGCCATTGATACTATTTAGGAGATTAGGCTTGTTTATGTTTCTAAATGGCTTGCCGAACAGACCAAAGCACAATGCATCAAGCATCGTTGACTTACCTGATCCATTTGTACCAACAACAAGCGTATTGGTATTACCATTTAGTTCAAGTTCAGTGAAATGGTTACCAGTTGATAATAAGTTTTTCCAGCGCAGTCGTTTAAATAAAATCATGAATCAGTATTCAATGCTTCCACATATAGTTCACGCATAACATTCTTTAGTTTATCAGTTTTTACATCTAGTGTCAAGTTGTCTATGTATTTGGAAAGAATGGTCATCGTATCTTCCGTTTGATCTACCAATTCATCATCGGCAACATTTTCTACATCACCAAAATCTTCCACAATAGACACATCTGCTGCACCAGCTTTGTAAAGATTGTCTATTACCACATCAAATAAGAATGGATTTTGTTTGTTCAACACTACCACTTTGACATATGCATCTTTGTATACAGAGTAATCAAAGGTGCGATACTGTTCTGCAAAATGTTCTAAGTCATCTTTGTAATTCAACTTATAGAACATACGATTTGGATTCTGTATAAACTCTAGTTCACGTGTATTGGTATCAAAGATATGAAAGCCACGTGGATCATTGTAGTCAGACCAAAACATTTCATAGGGTGTGCCTACGTATGTGATAGAACCATCTGTTGATTTGTGGTGAAAATGACCAGTAAGTACGATATCATACTTACCTAAAGTTTTTCTGTCTAGTCCTTCATTGTGAACAATACCTGCTTGCATTTCAAAGCCGGATATTTCAAAGTGGCCAAAACAGATTTGTGATTTGGAAGATTTTATTTGAGAAAGGATTTCACTTTCGTTGTCATCACATAACCAAGGTATAATGTCAATATCAATCCCATCAAAACTGACTGTACTAAAAGAATCGTATATAGTAATATTATCATATTCGTTCAACAGCAGTTGAGATGAGTTTACCTCTAGTGTGTTCTTGTATGCGACATCATGATTGCCAAGAAGAGTAATGAACGTGATGTCGTTTTCTCTAAGTTTATCAAAGAAGTATTTACGACACAGATAGAGTGAATTGAAGTTAATAAACTTACGGCGGTCAAATAGATCGCCGAGTTGTACAACGGTTGTAATACCATTTTCTTTTAGATATGGAAAGAATGTGTTCTCGTAGAACTTCTCAATATATTTATGAAATTCCAACGAATCATTACGCATTCCAAAATGCGTATCACCAAGTATGCATAGTTTCATACTTAGATTATATCATCATCTAAAAAGTTGTCAAGTCCTACTAACTTTTTTACCTTCTTTTTCTTTTTATTTTCTTCAAAGTTGTGGATAAACTCGGAGATGTTATCATACAATTCAAACTGTCTCATGTTACCATTTTCATCTTCATACATCTCACCCTCATCAAGCAAACCAAACTGTTGTGTGGCTTTATATTTGACATAAAGTTGTTTCTTCTCACGCATAATCCTACGTAGAAACGCATAGTAAATTATCTGTGTGAAGTATGCAAATGGATTCTTTGATTTGGCTGGATCAAAGTTACGGAAATACATTAGACAGTTCTCTACACCATCCGATATCATCTCATCACGATATGTGTATGAGATAAAGTTAGGCTTACGTGATAGATGTTCTGCAATCTTTAGAAAGCATTCACCAATATAGTCTGGTATCTTTGGTTCTTGTGTGCTATTAGTCTTGGCTTGTTCACACTCATCACGATACTTGATCAGTGCTGCCAGAAAATCAGCATTGTTTACGTAGTGTTTAGTTGTCATACATTACCATGTTTATTGTTCTTCAAATATGTATAACCTTTGATTAGTTCTTCTACACCATCATCTAATGTGTGGTATGGATGCCAACCAGTTGCTTCTAACTTTGCATTTGATACAATGTAGTTACGCTGATCTGGATCTTTCTTGATATCACCTTCTACGATTGTAAAGTTAGGTATCTGTTTCTTGATTATCTCACATAGTTCTAACTTGGACACATTTGCAGTTGATAAACCTACGTTGTAGATATTATTTTTCATCTCATCAAACTGATAGATTGCATGTAGAAATGCTTCACATACATCACGCACATGGATATAATTACGTTTGAAATGTCCTTCAAAGATAACAACATAGCCATCATTGACTGCACGGTACGTTAGATCATTTACCAGTAGATCGGTACGCATACGTGGTGACATACCAAATACAGTAGCCAATCTGTAACTGATTG